AGAAGGTGATGTAAAACCAACTCAAAACAATGTTCCTGATTTAGTAAAAATAGGACAAATCCCCTCTAACTTACAAATTGATTATGACACAACGGTGTATGAGCCAGTTACAAAAAGTCAGTCTTTTATAAGATTTCAAATCGATAACAAAGGGATACTTCACAGCAATAGTAAATTGACTATTTCAATGACTGGTGTTGCTGAAAATGCTTTCTTCCCTTTTGGTGTAGGTGTAAATTCTCTAATTGAAAGAGCAACCCTCAAATGTGGTGGAAAAACTTTGTCTGAAATTGACGATTGGAATCACTATATGGCATATCGATCAATGTTTATTGCTGCTGAAAATAACAAAGAAAGAGAATCAATCACAACTGCAAGATTGATGTCTTATCAATTAGAATATAACAATATAAAATCAGCTTCAACAACTGAAATTCCAAATACTAAAGCTCAAGCAATCGCCATTGACACTGGTCTTTATCCTACGATTGGTGCTTCCAATACTGAAACTCTTATCCCTGATTATTTATTGGCCGAAAATGCTCCAGTATTTCAAATAAGTCTTGCTGATCTATTCCCATTCCTGAAAATGAATCAAATTCCTTTATACATGCTAAGAGATCCATTATTTGTTGAACTCACTCTTGTTGGTGCTAATTCAAAAAAAAGATTATCCATTCAAGCAGGTGATACAGCAGGTCAGACTTATAATGTTGATCTGAATAATGTTCATATGATTATAGATCACATTTACTATCCACCAGAACAAATGGAAGCCTTTGCTGCTGCAAATCAACAAATTACTTTATCTTATCACGATTACAACCTTTCAAAACAATCTCTAGTTCCAAGCCAAGCTAAAAACAACATCAGAAATGTTGGAGGTGCTGGAAGAATTGTCACAAAACTTATTCACGGTGTTTCAAACAATGCTGATGATGGTGAAAGCCAGACTCTAAATAATTTCCAAGCAGAATATCCAAACACTGGAAATGAAACCGTTGAACTAAATGTCAGATATAATAATTCTTTTATTTATCCAATTGATGTCAAAAATACTGCTCGTTTATATAACCTTATCACTACTGCTGAAGGAATGACACCTTTTGTCCCTCGTGATTCTTACAATGATGAAGGAGATTCTATTACAAGCAATCTAATTTATGGACGACAGCAAAACTCACAATTCAAAGGTGCTATGTTTTACCAAGCACACAGACTTCATAAGGGTGAAAGAGTAAGTGGAAAAGGTATTGATTTATATACCAAATATGATGAATTATCGGGTGGCAACTATACTCAAAGAGTTTGGCTTGAATACCTCAAAATTGCGACTATTACTAATGGTGTTTTAGATGTTTACAATGCCTAAATAATTTTAGTAACAGGTATATACTGTGGCAATGAATCTTCTTTTTTATAATCATTATATAATTTGATAAGTTCCAATGTATCAATTTTATAAATTGGTTCGATATCATATTTTTTCAAATCATTATATTTTGAATTATCAACATCACATTTGTAAACTAATTCAAATCCAATAACACATCCCATTCTAAATCTTTCAACTCCTTCACAATCTTTTACATAAATTTTTTTATCTCTTTTCCATTCAATATTTCCATTACATACAAAAACAAAATCAATAGATCTTTTCAATGAATGATATTTATTATATAAAATTTCATTATTAGGTAAATTCAATAATTTTCTAGGAATAGTCCATGAAGATATATTTGAATCTTTTGATAATATAACAATAGGATATTCATCTTCTAATTCATAACAAATAGGAATTTGTACATTACTCTTTTGTTTTATAATTTTATCATATAAAACAAGTTCATAAAAACCATTTCTTTTCATATTTTCAACAATCTCTCTAAATATTTTTTCAGCATATTTTGTTTCTTCACTTTTTACTGTTTGAAATTTCATTATTTTATATATATATATATAATATAATAAAATCTATAGTATATAACAAACATCAATTTTTATTTTGGGAATTTTACATTATATTTCTTTGTAATTTCAGCATCAACTTTTCGAGCATTACCTCCAAGAATATAACTATATACACGAGCATATGCCCAACTTTGTGGAGTTTGATTTGGACGAGAACCTCCACTATAATATGCTGCTTCTCCTTTTTTGAATACTTCATTTATTGCTTTGACTGGTATTCCTGTCACTTTAGCAATATTCTTTTTACTTCTACCACCTTTCAACTTATCTAATTGATCACCATATTTATCATTGAATTTTTTAGTCCATCCTGATTCTTTTGATTTGAAAGATGTTTTAGGTCTAGGTTTACCTTCGAATATACTTTTTATTTGTGATCTTCTTTCTGCACCTTTCAATCCTTCGACATATCTTTTCGGAATGTTTTTAGTTTCTCCTTTATAAGTTACTTTCACTTTATCACTCATATATAAATATAATTTATAATAAATAAATTATAATAAAAAATAATTGTCGGCGATTTGGCAATTTATTATTAGAAAATTATTTGTCAATTCGCCGAAAATAATTTATCCAAATAAAATAAAAGATCCATATTTGAATTCAATTATATTTTTTTCTTTTTTCAATTTATTTCTATTATTCAATTCAAATTTTACTTTAGGAGATATTATAATTGGTATATCTAATTTATTTTTCTCATTCAACATTTTCAATGCTCTTCTGACTGTTGGAATATCTCCATAAAATTTTATATATTGAGCAGATTCAATCAATTCATTCTCATCATTGAAAGTTGTATTATATAAACTGTTTTGTCTACAATATAATATAATATTTTTAGAAATATACATAATCTCTTTTTTTTGATATGTTGAAACTTTCAGTTGATTTGGTTTTGATAAATAGTCGATTAGTTCATCTTTATTATTTATAAAATATTCTTTCTTTGGGGTGAATTCTTCGTGTTCCTGTATATACCTCACTAATTTACTAGATAATTTAGTTTTTGACAAATCAAAATAATCTATATCCATTCTAAATATTTCAATCAATTCAATCATATCATTTTTTGAAAACGATTTATGCGGGAAGTCCATCGTATATATATATATATATATGATAGATTATAATTATTGGAATATGTCAAGAGATATCCTCTATATTATATATAAAATTATATATATAAAAGACCATAACATGCACTAAATCTAGTAAAAAATATAATAAAATTATAATTTTATTATAAAAATGATTAGATTTTACACCATAAACACACTATATATTATATAAAATTATATATAATATAGAGGGTAAGCACTAAAAAACCTTATTTTTTGACTTGAATACAAAAACTCACACAACCATCATTACCTTTTGCAATTATTTTTTGATTATATTCTATACAGAATTCATCAACTGCTCTTTTAGTTCCAAAATGATAGTATTCTTTTGCTTTATTCATATTCATCTCATAATCGTGACCCATAATATATCCACCATTCTTTATTTTACTATATGACAATATAATGTCTCTTTTTACTCCTTCATATGAATGGTCAGCATCTATATAAATAATATCATATTTATTATCTTCAATTTGATTCAAATATGTTTGAGTATATGTTTTATATAAATTTATATTTGTATTATTTTTATATTTATTATTCAAATAAATATATTGTTCTTCTAATTGACAATAAACAGGATTGTTGCCGTCAACATCTCCACTATATAAATTACCTTGAAATAAATCAACACCATCAATTGTACCATAATCAATATTATCTTTTATATAATCTAAAAATTCACCTTTGAAAACTCCTAATTCACATATTTTTGGTTTATTTATTTTTTCAGCAAAATGACAAATCATTTCATTTCTAGTATCAAATATTTTTATTTTATCTTTACCAAATACAAAATGAAACATATTTGGCATATTTGGTTCTGGTATTTGTTGTAAGCAATGATATCCCATTTCAATCAATTCCTTTATAATTTTATTATAATTACAAACTTCAGGTCTATCAGTTTCAAATATTACTAATTCTAAATTCTCAAATAATTTTTTATTTTCATCAAAGAATGTTTCTAAATATCCTTCACAATCAGCAATCAAAACATTGAAATCAATATTTGGTAATGGATAACAATCTATATCTCCATCATCACTTTTTATAGTATGAGTAGCATATCCATCTCCATTTATTTTATATTTATGTTTTCCAATTATACCTTTGATAATATTGAAATTAGTTTTATTTTCTTTCATATTATTTTCTAAACACTTCCAAACTTTTTTATCTGGTTCAACTACATAATGGCTCTTTTTATCTTTTAGTATTTTATTTGTTGTAATAGATACAGCACCATATCTTGCACCTAATTCAAGAACTTTATCATTTTCTTTTATGTAATGTTTTACAAGTGCTTGTTCAATATATTCCATATTTAGATTGACTGGTCTATTATATTCATTCAACAATTTCAATTTTTGTTCTACTTGTTTCACATTCCTCATACTCTTTATAAATTTTGATAAATCATTTTCACAATGAATATTGATTGAAAAATGACCTTCCATATTTTTTATACTTTTCATTACATCTTTTAGTTGTTTATTGATTGTAGTTTTTGGAATATGAATATCAATAGAATTATTTGGAGGAGTATGATGATGAGGAATATTCATTTCATTTATTTTATTATAATTGTTATGAGTTGAACCCCATTCGTGGATCATATATACTTTACCATGTCCATAATATTTTGAACCTGTGTGGTGGTCAGGTAAAAAGTAATAATGAGGAAAGACATTGACAATATCTTTATTTGGTAATGTATGATATATTTTTGACAATAATTCTGGACCAACAGTTCTCCAACTTGGAAGATTTGTTTTCTCATAACTTGTTTCATTTTCTAATATCCATTTTATTGCTTTTTTTGGAATGATATGATTTGGACAAAAACCCATCAAAGTTGTTGCACACAAGTTCTTTCTTGCTGTTTCATTTTCCCAACAGAAAAAACCTTTTTTCAATAAAAAGTCATCAAGTGGTTCAATACTAATAATATCAGCATCAACAAAAACTCCACCATATTTTTCTAAAATAAACCATCTTATGATATCTGCTTTACCATTCAATGTTTCGTGTTCATCAATTTTTCTTTGATATCTTGTTGGAATATCAAGTTTCTCTCCAATTGTTTTTTCATTCCAAAACATATATTCAAAATCATTATTCATATTTTTTACACTATTCATAGCATTGATTGGACTTGGTTTTTCTCCAATCCATAATTGGTGAATGATCTTTGGTACTTTCATATAATATATATAATTATATATATATTATATTTTGTAAATATTCTATATTCATATATTCTATAGTAAGTTATTTTTTAGGATTCATAATATTTTGTAAAAGATTTGGTTGATTTCTATTTCTTATTATTTTATAAATTATTGATGATGATTCATCTACTTGTGACAATGATTGGTCAGGGTCGTGAATACTTGTTGTGATTTGTGATATTGTCATTTCTTTTGTTACTGTATATAAAATTTGGTTTTGTTCTAATGAAAAGAAATCAGAATATCCATTTATTTTATTGACCACAGCTATGACAGGATATAATTCATTTGAATTTATACCACCTTGAAATGTTGGTTCTCCAAGTAATGATGTCCTTATTATAAAATATGGTTTATTAGTTTTGATGGGTAAATTATCAGCAGATATCAAAGCAGAATTTGTTTGAATTGTTATTGGTGGGACTGTGATATCTATAGCATCAGCAGCTGCATTTTGAACCAATGGTGCTTGTGCTGAGTACATCTCATTTGAAAATATATTTACATTATAGTTTGATACATCACCTGAAACAGCATCCGCATTAGTTGTGATTAGTGTTGTATTTGGGTCAGTGATAGAATCAATTCTTGTTTGACAATTTCTCAATAAATATTCAGGTGTAAACAATTGATTGTATGAAAAACCTAATTTGAACCACAATGTTCCTTTGAATGTATCTTCGGTAATTCCTTTTCCAAACGATTCAAAAAATATTCCAGTTTGTGAATCAATGATTTTGAATCTTCCAAAATTGAAATTGTGTACAAAGACATTTTTACCCAATACAGTTATATTGTGATTATATGGTTTTAGATCAGGTGTAAAAGTGTAATGACTAGGAACTTTATTTAGTTTGTAGCATTCTTCATCCGCATCTGCTACAACTGGATAATTTTCATCGAAACCAGCTTTGAATTGTTGTCCTACTCTTTCAGGTGTGTGAAGATATGAAAAATTGAATCTATTTCCAACACCATCAAAATTGAATAAGGGTTGATTTGCTCCAAGATATGTGAATTGTAATTTATTCGAAATATAAGCGAATTGGTTGTTAGCATCTGAATCTTGATAATTCCAACTCTCATCTATAGATGAACGGAGAAATCCTGTATATAAAATACAATGAGAATTTCCGTAGGCTGATGAGTGCCAATCATATCCTAATTGTCTTCCTACTTCTATGACACCAGATGAATTGAATAAAGTTGTTTGACTTGTTGGAATACCTCCAATTGGGTGAGTAATAAAAGCAATATTCCCATTCACTTTCTTTGCGAAACCATAACACAAATCATTGTCATATTCACCTTCTGTATATTTATCTTCATTTTGTGGGTTATAATAAAAAAACACAGGACACGAAGTTCTATCAATAGTGGAAGTAGTTTTCCAATTGTCTTGGCCTAATATATCACTTGTCCCTTCTTCATTTGGTAAATTAGAACTATTCATATGAATAAACCTTGAATTGTTTATTGTTGTTGTTTTATCTTTATAGTCATAGTCCCAAAATTCAGGATATAACTTTTGTGATTTGAACCAATCTCTAAAACTTTCTAGATATCTTGAACCATCTACATTTGTTGATGTCCAAGGAAGATTTGTTTCAATCACTGCAGTTCCTCTACTCGCATTCAGTATTTCAGTTTTTAGAGATATCAAATTGAATCCATATTCACCCCCTATAAATCTTCCAGACTCAAAAAACTCTGGTCTTTTTACTCCAATATAATTGAAACTAGAAAGATAATTCATTGCATTTTCATTCCAAGTAGGGTATTCTGCAGTATATGATGTATAATTAGAAGCAGAGAAAGTTGATTCATTAGCACAGAAAAAAGATTTGTATGTTGCCGATTCAACCCTTGTTGATATTGTTTTATAAAAAATATTACTACCAGAGCCAACAGAAGCATTTATTGGAGTAGGTTCTCCAGTTTTTGTCATTATATTTGTCATTGTTTGTGCTATATTAGATGGTGTGTCATATCCTTTATCAAGTTCAAAATCAATAATTTCTTGATATGGTATAAAATCATATAATAAAGGATTTCCATAAAATTGATCTGATAATCCAGCAACACAATCCGAAGTGTTGTTTCCTGATTTGTATGCTTGATTTTTTTTAGCATAAATTTTCATTCTTGAATTTTCAACAACTCTTCTTCTTCTGATATCTGAGAGTGTATCATTTGCGTGGAAATTCTGCCAATCTACTTTTAGTTGATGTTGAATATCTGGTTGTGTTGTTACTTCTCCCATTCCCACTGAATCAAAACTAGACCAATTTTGTCCATAATGTGTTGAATATCCATTATGGTCATCAATAGCATATTGTTTGTCAAATCTTCTTGGAAGTAATATGTGACAATCACCATTTAGATTAGTATAATAATTTATTTGAATAGATGCTTTATTGTCTTGAACTGTATATTCCTTTTCTTCTGTTGAAACATCAATTCTTTCATAACCATAAGGAAGAAAAGGATCAGGATGAGAAGGACTTGACAATGTATAATTTAGTTTATATTTATAGTCTGTTTGTTTTCCTTCAAATTCAATAACTTCTCCACCTGCTCCAACTTCGGCAATATATCCTGAATGAAGAGATATTTGGTCACCCTCTTTGAGATGAATAGGATTAGTTTTATTTGTAAACATTGACTTTTGTGTTGTGTTTCCTCCTTTGTATTCTTCAGAAAATAATCGATTACATTCTATAAGAGTTGTATTTGTATATTGACCACTCATAATATATATATATTTATATATATTATAATTTTTTTTTATAAAATATAATTTGTCGCTAATTATTCTTTCTTTTTTGTATATACCAATTGACCAGTTTCTTTTGAATGTCCTAATATTTCAGCATCTTTTTCCATCTCTTCTTTTGTTCCTTGATATTTAGAAGACATATAAATTTTCCTGAGAAGTGTTGTGCTGATTTTTTTTCCAAGATATTTTTCAAATGTTTTAGATAATATTTGTGTCAATGCATTTCTTGAAAATGGTTTTCCAGTTGATGAAACAAATAAATATTCTGAATCTAATAATGGAATATATTTTCTTAGTAATGATGGAAGATTGTTCTTTTCTACTTTTATCTTCTTTTCTCCATATTTTGCTTGTGTTTTATATTCATTCAAAATAAAATAAAAATCATTTTTATCTTGTAATAAATAATTATTCTTTTTTTTTTCATCCATTGATAAATTATTGAATGCTTTTTTTTTGATAAGTTTCATTCCTGCCAAATCATTTCGGAATGGATATTGTGTCAATATATTTATAATTACATACATTTGAACCAATGCTTTTTCTTTTGGTGAAATATCTTTTCTGAATAATTTTTTTGAATCAATTTCTTCTTTCATTTCTTTTATTACTCCATTTATTTCATCCATTGAAGCAAAGTTTTCTTCTTGTTTTGCAGAGATCACACCTGTTGAATTTTCTTTGATATATTTATCATTGAATTCATCTCTAATTGATTGATATTCTTTTATTAGTTCTTGAGGATATTCTGTGACTTGAAGAGAAACAATGATTGAATTTAGATAATTTCTAAGAGTTGTAAAATGTTTATCAGAAAGAATATCAGTCACTTTTTCAACATCAGTGAGCCAATCTAAATCTTCCATCTCATCATCATTACCTAATATCTTATATAATTTTTTTATATTAGCAATATACATATTCACCGTCTTTTCACTTCTTCTCTTGTCTTTTTGCGATTCTATCAAATCTTTCAAATCTTCAACAAAACTCATATTTTCTATATATATATTATAGATTTTATTTTTTCTATAGTTATTATATATGGAATTACCAAATGTAAGTATTTTGACTCCTACTTGGAATAGGAAGAAATTTTTACCATTGATGATATATAATATTCAAAATTTTGAATATGATAAAAATAAATTAGAATGGGTGATATATGATGATCATCCTGATAATCCTTTATTTACTATGGAAACCCTTGAAAACACTAAAAAAGCAATTTTACCAGTAAAAATGAAATATATTTATAATGCTAAAAAGCACTTAGGAATTGGAGAAAAAAGAAATTTATTAGTAAAGAATTCAACATATAAATATTTATGTAATATGGATGATGATGATATTTATTGTCCTGAATATATTATTTATTCAATTTCAGCAATAATAAAAGAGAAATATGGATTGGTTGGTTCACCTCAAATGTTGTTTATTTATCCTAATCATAATTATAAATTTACTTTCATTCAATGTTCAGCAAAAAGACAAGCACACGAGGCAACAATGTGTTTTACTAAAAAATATTGGAAATCAGTTGGAGGATTTCGAAAGACTGGAACAGGTGAAGGTTCATCAATGGTCGATTTTTCTGAAAAAAGATGTGGAATGACAGAAGTGAAACATTGTATGATTTGTACTTGTCATAAAGATAATACTTGTAATAAAGATCAATTTTTAGATAAAGATATTGGAATAGAAGTTGGAAGGATGAAAAAACATATTGATATTCTAAAAGAAATATTTTCACCAGAGCCAACCAGTTGAAATCTTTTCAGGTTCAGGAATTTTATTTTTGATATATGCGATATCTTGTTTTATAATTTGAATATCTTTCCTCTGTCTTTCCAGTATTTCCAAAATATTTTTTAGAAGTTCATTGTTTTTATCTGCTTGATTAGGCATATATAATATATTTCTATAATTTATTATATATGATAATTATTCCTTATTTTGTTCAATGAGAAATTCAAGATAATCTTTGGCTTTTAGTAAATCTTCCAATCCATTCTTTTTTCTCCATCTTGTAACATATTTGATGATATTACCTTCATTGAAATCCAAATTGTTTGTAGTTATATATTCTCTTGGGTCAATTTTTGATTTGTAATGATTTGGTTTTTCCATATATAAATAAATAATATTTTATTTTTTGCGATATGTCTTTTTTGCGTCAACCATCGCGGTGCTGTACTTATATTTTGGATCTTTTTTCTTTCCAGCAGCATAGACCTCAGCGAGATGTGCTTTCCAACTTTTCTTTGGGGCTTCTTTCATTTCTTTCTTTGGTGGCATAATATATATCTATAATTGAGATAATATTTCTTGTAATTCTTTTTTATCTAATTCTAATAAACATCTT